CCATCACGTCCATGCTCATTTGTCTGTTTTTGCCATCCAGTCAGAGCCTTAAACCGTTCTTGTGTCAGCTTGGTTACATTGCGTTTCGGGGCAACCATTTCATACTCCACGCCCAACTCTCTCAGATAATCATCCCATATAGAGGCATCCCGTTTCACAGAGCCTACACCTTGCAACTTCTTACGTTCCATTTCACGGCTCATACGCTCCGTTCCGAACCATGTTCTTTGCCGGGGGTCTTCCACCCTTACAATCACTTTGTCACCTACACCAGCCTTATACTCATTGTACAAGGAACGTACACGCTCCATCGCTTTATGTATAGGCAAAGAGCATACTTGAAGTAGGGAACGCTGCTTGCTATCCCAAACAGCGAACCCGGTATTTACACCCGTATC